CTTCCCAGAACTTTTTTGCATCTTCTGCACTAAAATTCAATGATTTTCTAATTTGTCTGACATTTTTATTTTTTCTGTCATATAAAAATGTTGGAGATGGTATTTTAATCATGTTTTTTAATTTTCCTAATTCGACCAATTTTTTTAAAAAATCTTTTCCATAATCTGAATAATGAAATAATCTATAATTATTTTTATCCCCGTCACAGAGCATATAGAACGGCGGATATAAATCAGATTGTCCAAACATTTCAACAGGTGTTTCAAATCTTTTTTGTATTTCATTTCTACCACCAGCATGCAAACTATAAAGTCTTCTTAACAAATACATGTGTATTCTATGAAAAATAAAAGATGTATAATTATCACAACCAACTCTAACACATTCAGCGGTTCTAGAGCACACAGCGTCTGAATCTGTTTTGAAATCATTACAAGGTAAAGAAGAAGTACATTCTTTTGTTTTTTTTATAGTAGGATAGTTTAATGATCCATTAAAACAAATTAATGACACAAATTCTAAAAATATATTTTGACAATTTGTCTTCTTAGAACTATCTGTTATATTGCATAATTTCATACTTGATTTTTGAACTCTTCTAAATTGTTTATAAATATCAATATTCGGACAACTAATACACCATACATAATCATCAGAATGAACCATATACTCGGCATAAAAATCATCTTTATTATATGTTTCAGACCATAATTTATTAGCATAATTATTGCAAACATCAGCCTTAAAAGATGACAAATAATTGAAAACACCTTGTAAGAAATTTTGAGTGCTTTTTAATAAAAAATTTTTATGTTTTGTTTCTTTTAAATACTGCGTCATTTCATTAATTGGTAAAACATTTCTAATTAGACTAATCGGGATTTGTATATTTTTATTCATCCATTTAGAAATAATGTATTTTATTTTTTTAAAAAATAACAATTCACCATATGTTTTTTCGAAACTACACATAATTGTTAAAAAAGTTTCCATCATTTCTGAAGCAGACCATTTACTACAATCTCCGTTTATATAAAATATTTTATTATTGTGTTTTGATGCATGAAAAGTAACTCTGTCAACCATCTGCTGAATTTTTATCATTTTAATGTCACCTGGTGTTGATATCATTTCTGTTGTTGATTGTTCACAAACTTCTTTAAAAAAACTTTCTACACCTCTAGCCATGACTTTTGCACCCATATTCATTACATAAAATTCTCTTTTACTTCCGTATTGTGCTTTTATACAAACATCACTTACAACTTCACCACTCTGTAAGATATATTTGTCTAAAATTTCATGGATAGAATCTGTTTTGTATTTTTCAACATAAAAAATAATTTCATCATGTACTTTATTTCTAAGTTTTAAAGTTTCTCTGTCTTTTAATAATGTTTTACTAATACCAGCATTTATCATTTTTTCTTCAAATTTTTTCCATTCTAT